CACCTCCTTACTGGAGAGGTACTGTGTCAGACTGGAAAAAGTTTGCGTCTGATATTCCTGTTGAGGACAGACCTGCATATTTTACTATGGCGCAGGAGTACAAGTTCAGAAACATTGAGCATTTACAAGGCATCATGGCTGTTGAAAACTTCGAGCGTTTGCTTGAGGAACGCCCAGCATTTGAGGGAAGTGAATCCTATACTCTTGAGAGTGATGCTTTGGACATTATCCGTGCAGAAAAAGAGGCAGGAAAAGCCGTATCGAGTAGTATAAAGGATGTTATAAAATACGACACTGTTGTTGAGGCGTTTCGTAAAGGGTTTTTGATTGCTTTGAAGGATTCTCTTACACCGAAGGAGACTCTTGAGCTTATAACGGAAATGAACAAAGACCTCTTTAAGGGTATGGATAACACATTCCACATGGGCTTAGGTCAGTGGAAGTTCGCTCAAAAGCTTGTGGAGACTGCACTCAGTGCCGGTATAGATTTGGCTAAGTACATAAAGACAAATCTTAAGAATCCTGAGGGTGGCGAGTACACGGATGGACAAGCACGAAAGCTTGCACGGGATTATATGGATACATATAACACGTATCAAAACATCAAAGAACCTGTGCTAACGTTTTGTGAAGAGGGAGATACTATTGTAAATCTCAAAGAACAACAGAAGTGGGCGGAAGCTGTAGCTGTAAAGGCTGAGTTACGCGTGAAGCAAAAGGAGTTAAAAGGAGCTCGTGCTGAGAAGCGTAAAGATACAGCAGAATTAAGAGCCGAAATAAAAGCTTTATCAAAACAGTGGAAGAAGTTTCCTAAAAAACTGAGAAGAGAAAAACGTCCTGCTGCTTTCGGTTTAAGCGAGGCTAAGGGAATGATGAGCGTAAATCCTGTGTATGAGAAACCTTGGATTACAAAGGACTACCTCACACCGAAAGTCTTTATATATGAAGGACTTCTGGGTAAGTTTGGGACCCGTTTGTGGCATTCCCTCATGAGAGCTGAGAAAAGTGAAAGACACTTCTCACAGTTGATTACGAAGTATGTTACTAAAGAAGCACGGAAACTTCGTTTAAGCGACAAATCTTTGGAGAATGTTGGAAACTATATGACATCACTTCAAAAAGGTGGTGCAGAGGCTCTTGTGAAAGTGGGAAAGAAGATCGTAACAGCGGAGGATTTAACAGCTCCAGAAAAAGCTTTTGCTGTAGTTGTGAGGAATTGGTTTGACAGTCTCTTAGAAGAAGCGGAGAACGCACATTATGCGTACACAGGTGGACGTTTGGTGGTGCGTGAGAACTACTTTCATGTTCTCGGACAAATGTCAGACTTCTTTACTCAGGATATGTCTGCTTGGTCGCAAAGCACTGGTGCGATAGAGATGATGCGAAGATCAATGAGTAAAGCTCCCATACCGGGATTCGTTAAAGCTACTACAAAAATCAACAGAGCTGGAGAGCTCAACGCTCTTACTGTTACTGCTCGTTATGCTGATGCTTTAGCACACTACAAATATAGTACTCCTATATTTGATAGAGGATTACAGCTTATAAATCGTGCTTGGGATTTGAATGAGTTTCATTTTGAGGAAGCGAATACACTAAGACAGGAGATGCTTGCGAAAGGAATTAAGCCTGATAAGAAGGGACGTTTGATGTGGAAGATGAACGAGCAACGTCCTGAAGCATACAAAGCGTTACATGAAGCGATGGTGCAGGGTTATTCCAGAAGACTTAGTGGTTATGATCCTGAGAATGTTTGGCACAGAACGCTTTATAACCTGTCCAATGACGTAGCCGCATCAACACTTTCATTGGCAGCTTCTTCATTCATAAATCAGCTTGGTTCTATACCGGATATTATTGCAGGAACTTCTTTTGCGACTCTCTCGAAAGCTGTAGTACGAGCCTTCGCAAATGATAGGGCTTATACCACAAGTGATGTTTTCGAGAAATACAGCGTATCTTTCGATGAGGCTTGTTATTCATTCTTACTTAATAGAGGTATAAAGAGTACTAAACAAGCAATCTTATCACAAACACTTAGACCTATGCAAATGCTTGACGGGTTTGTCCGTAAGGTTGCGTGGGAAGCCGGTTACGAACACTATATGGAGAAAATCGGAAAGAGTGAAGCGGAAGCAGTACGTTATGCGGATGCTTTCGTTGTGAAGTCTCAATCACACTCTAATTTTGTGAACCGTCCTGCTTTGCAAGCAGACTTTTTAGGAAAGATAATCACGCCATTACAAAGTTTTTCTATAAACCAATGGAGTTATATAACAAGGACTCTTGTTGGAACACATGGATACAGAAAGCCTGTGTTTAAAGAGGGTATCATACAAGGCGAAGCAACGAACCCCGTACCTGTACGGAGGGTTGCGAGAAATCTTGCAGCGGGTATTTTTGCTAACGCCATAATGGGCTTAGCTTACAATCACGTTTTGGATATGCACGCACCGAACCCGGATCCTATCGGGGCTTACATCAACGGTGTTATAAGAACGGATAAGCATTCTGAAGCTATGTATGATTCGTTAGCGGAAATACTTGGTACTTACCCAGTGTTTGGAAACCTCAAGTTTATTTCTGGGGATAAAAAACATTACGCTTTAGGTGCGGGAATTGGCACTGGTATAGATGCACTTCGTGCAACTGTATCAATACCGGAAATGTACGCAAGATATAAAAGAAAGGGTATGTCAGCAGAAGATGCTTTTTACAAAACACTTGGAAGCAGGGATACATCCGCACTCTTCAAGTCCTTTGGTATGCCTTTTGGAAAACAGTTTCCGGCAACTGTGAGAAACTGGGGTGATCCTCTACACGCTGTTACAGGACAAAGTTTTAAACGTGGGGAGGAATACCGAAAAAAGCATAAAACAATGTTGCAGTCTCTGAGTAGAGAAGAGCCTCCCAGAAAGAGAGGCTCCCATAGAAGAAAGAAACGAGCTTATAGTAATTAAATCTTGGTGTGTGTTTGAATCTGGAATCGACTCTTGTTCATACTTCTGACGAAATTAAAGAGCCAATAAATAGGTTCAACACTTTCCTTAACCGCATCGAAAAATTTACGAGCTTCGGAAATTTCGGAGTAATCCAAAGCCGAACAGAGATAACCCAAAGATAGTGTTAAAACAGTTATGTTATCTTTGCTTGTGAAGACAAGCTTTCCGATCTCGTAATACAAACTGCTTGGAAAATCCTCCACTCTGAAAATCATTGGAATATTACTGAAAAAGCGCAGAACCTCTGAGTACTCCATTTTATTAAAAGTACTGAACAGGATTTCTCTGCTCTTTATGGGTAATCCCAATACATCACACAGAAATAATGGTGTGAAATCATGAGGATTCATGAAAGTAACCTTCATTTTTTGACCTCCTCAACAGGTTTCATCACATGCAAAACATTGTGTGTTACAGGACTAACCAAAATCCCTGCGATTATCAGATCGAATACCTCTTTCGTTACAACCATATCTTGATGGCAGTACGCTCTCACATCATCCAACAAGCCCCGTTGCCACATGATCGGAGCATCTTTTCCATTCCCAGACTTACCCTCCAAACCATTAGCGAGAGCTATATCCTGAAGTCTGTAACCCTTAGCGAAAGTACCCGCACCAGCAGCGTGTTTCACCTCCAAATAGATGTCATACACCTTTTCTCTTGGTATGTGAATTCCATTACATGACAGCAATTTATTATCAAAATTTAGATTGTTGAAACCCACCAAGAGCTTGTGAGAATCCATCAACTCTTGTAATTCTTTAAGCTCATCCTCCTCGAACAACTCATACTTTTGAGTGATGTAAGAATAAGTCCCAACAACGGAAATCCCCATACCTTCAAAATCCTTAAAGCTTTTTGCGTATGTGATTCCCGGAAGTGGAGATTCCTTAGCACCCAAAATAGCGTTCTTGATCTCAGCATCGTACAACAGTATTTCCACTTTCTTACTCCTCTCCATCTTTTTGCAAAAGCACAGGATGTATCTCTTCGGTTGCGTTCGCTGTCTCTACAAGAAAGCGTACAAAATCTTCAGTGTTCTCCAACTGTGAGTCTATCTTCCGAACAGCCTCAGGTGTTGCTGAGAGTTCCAAAACATGGAACCCATTTAAAGTATCCGCCAAGAAGTGGATTCGATCTCCCGGATGGTACATCGAAAAAGATACATTTATGGGTCTCCCTTCTCTTTTCCAACCCATTTCAACACCCTTTTTACACAAGCTTTCAAACATCTCAATAAGCTCGCCGTATCTCATAACACCCTCCTTTTACATGTTTTCATTTTGAAAAGAACTACCGAAAGCGTGTTCATTACCACAGATCACTCATTTTCTTTTCCTTCCTCATTTCGATACTGAGACATTTTTTCCGAAGCGTGTAGCTGCCAAAGACCGGAGGTTACGAAAGGATTTTTGATTCTCCAGTCTGCAAGTCTTCTGCCATATTTATTTAGCAGTTTCTTTATTCCCCAAGTCAGCATTTCCATTGCCATTTTTACCAAAAGTCTTTCCATTTTTTACCTCTTCCTCTATGTGATTTACAACTGCGGTGAATATGTTTTCACGTACTTTTGCAGGCTGTCCTGATAACCCCAATGTTCGTGAAAGTCTTTCCATAAGAGCTTCTGCGCTTTTGAAAACCTCCTGTTTAATCGCAAGATTCGATACGATCCTTTGTTTCGAGCTTTCTGCGCTTTCCGATTTTCTGGATGCGTATGCTTGCGTGAAATAGTTACAAGCATCCACGAAAGTATCTTGGTGATCGAAGGACTTCAATACCCGCGCAATCTTGAAAAGAGTCAGAAGCACTGAGGTATCTTTCGGAGTTAAGGGCTTACGAATAAAACCGTGATCCATGAGATACACGTTCCAGTAATTCGTGATGTGTGTGAGACTTTGATCGAAATCTCCATAGACATCTACTCTTTGATCCATTGTCTCAATAGCCTTGTTGTAGAGTTCTTCAATAACTGAAGGTCTCACTTTGAGGGATACTTCTTTAGTCTTACCCATTTTCGTTTCCTTTCCATGTTGAGTTATATGCAAGAGTCATCATCGTCATCATCATCGATGTTTTCAGAAGACTCGGTTACAACACTTTTAATTTCTATCACTTCACAGTTCGGACAGGCTCCAATATTCCGCACTTCCAATGTTTTCAGAAGTTCTTGGACTATGTCCATATAGCGTGTGTGTGCTGGAAGCGACCAACAGGTATCTATTTGTTCCTCAAGATACCATGTACAGTCGGTACAAGCTTCCAAGTTTGTAAGCCACGATATATCCCGTGTGTGATAACAATTACAATACATTAGATGTATCTGTGTAGCAATGTGTTGGTTAGGTGTTAGTTTGTCTTTATTAACTCGGTGCATCTTATCACACCTCCTCCATTGCCTGCGATCATTGTAAGCATACGAGCCATTACCAGTGTGTCTACTACGGTCTTTAACTCGTAAGCAGAAGCGTCTCTAACAAGACGTCGTAACAAGTTGTTGTAGGTGATTCCGCTTTTGTTTTCCGCTACGATGCTTAGGATTTTGCCAATTAAATCTGCTTGGCGATGTCTTCCGAAGTTTGCATAAACATAGGGCATATCACGTTCAGCTTCGGTGAGCCAGTCATAAGCTCGTACGAAATCTTCTTCCTTTAAGATTTTGCCCTCGCCCTCAAGTCCTGCGCCTCGACTAAGAGCGCTTATTAGGGAAAGCTTCATCAAGCTTTGCATTCTTCTATCCCAGTAATGTGCGAAATTGTCCGGGTCGAAAGGACAAAGCTCAGGCATGGACTGATAAAGTTCCACATAGCGCTTTGCGAAGTCTAAAGAACCTAAGAACTTTCCACTTATCGAATAGGTATCCAAAAGCCTTTGCTTTATCAAACTCGCTGAGTAGATACCATCTTCAGAAGAGGCAAAACTCGGACAGATACTCTTCTTTCGTTTTCCTTTGGCACAGATAAAGAGAACACGACTGGTAAAACCAGTTCCTATCATCTCTGTAGGAATTATTTTACGGAAAGATTCCGGTGTTGTTGCTGCTATAAGGGTAACGTATGTTCCAAAGATTGAATCGGAACCCTGATGTTTTGTGTCGTATTCCCAAGTAGCCGCACAATCATACAAGTCCGTCAAATCATATATCAACTGTTCGCTACCTTTGTTTAAAAAGGAGCTGAGTTCCTCTGACCATACAGCAAAAGAACAATGAGAGAAGTAATCACCATTGGCTAAGGTTACAGTGGCAGTGCTTTCACTGAGACGCCTTATAAACTTCTCTCTCGTTATAGAATTCGCACTGATGGGAATACCAGTTTCCTGAAGAATTCTCTTCATGGGTGTTATGGCAGTGCCTTTTCTGGAAGCTGGCGGTCCCACAAGGATAATGTAGAGATTCGGATGCCACCGAAGGTCTCCCCAATCGATCCATATTTTTCTCTGTGCCACTGCGGATATTGCAGCTATCGCAGTCCATTTGAGAAAGATGTCAGGACTTTCTGAATCTTGGCAAAAGTTTAGATACTCATCTACTAAGTCCATCCACAGACTCCTTCAACAGTTTAGCAAAGTCTTTCACATTTTTTGGAATCTTATAAGCTTTTATCTCCACTCCACTTTCTTTTTCCAAAGAGTCTGGATTTATTACTAAGTCTGCAGGGATGTTAAAAGTCCTACCTAAATGCGTTTTCAAGGGTCTTTCCAGTGAAGTTTTTATTGTTAGCAAGACCTCTGCGATTTCACACCACTCTTCTTCCGTAGTACCTTTTGGAACGCTGAATCCGAGAGAATCGTGTACTTGTAACAACAAGCTTGCCATTTTGTAAAGCTTTGGAGTCGTTGCCCAAAGATACATTGTTTCTGCAACAATACCACCAACAGAACCTTGTGGTATCGAAGCGTAACCTTTACGAAAGGTCTCATTTACTGTGTCTCCTAAGAAAGGATTTCTCCATCCTAAAAGGTTAGTAACGTATTTGTGTTCCTTTATGGAGTTCTTAACGTAGTTATGGAACACCTTTCGGACTTCAGCATACATTTTATGATATGCTTCTACGATAAAGCGAGCTTGAGCAACGCTTAAGCCGTACATCAGAGCGAAGTTTGTCGCTGCAAGATCATAGTTCAATCCATGATTCAGACGTTTTCCCCAATCACGCCAAGTCTTTGTTCCATCCCCAATAGGAGATAAACTTTTTACAGTGATCTCTGTAGGAATTCTTCCATCGTAATAAATCTCCATCAGCATTTGAGCAGTCTGACTATGGATGTCAATACCTTCTTCAAAGGCTTTCATCATCGCTCTACAATTTGCAACGTAAGCCACAATGCGGTTCTCCGCTTGACTTAAATCGAAAGCAGCGTAAAAGTGTCCCGGTTCTGGAACGAAAGCTTTAAATATGGAATGTGGAACGTTTTGTAGGTTTGTACCTGTTCCGTAGATGTTCTTAGAACTGGATAACCTTTCATACCGTGTACCGCATGGGTTGTAAGAACAACGAATGCGTCCATCTGCGTCTATCTTTTCATCCACCAAATAGGTAGAGAGAAGTTTCCCTACACCCTTGATGTCCAAAATCAACTGAGCTTCTCTGGAAGCCTCCCTCTTCTCCGTTGGTTTTGTGAGACGTTTTAGAGCATCTTTATCCGTCGTAATCTTCCCTTTTTTGTTTCTGTAAGGAGTCATTCCAAGTTCATCGTAAAAGTACTTCTGTAAATCCCTTGACGAATTTGGATTTATGACCTTCCCCACTGTTTCGAGAAGCTCTGCATAGTTCACATCACTTTCAGTTTTCAAACGCTCCTTCAGAAGTCTGAAACGCTCCATATCTATACGGACGCCGTTCAACTGTGCGTACACAATTGCGGGGATTTGTCCTAAGCGTCTCACATAAGTCTCATAATTCTCATGTCTCTTTAACAAAGAGACCTGCTTGGGAAAGGCAATCGTTAGAACAACCGCATCAAGCGCACTGTAACGCCAAAAGGTATCCCAACCACCATACGCTTTAAAGATAAACTCTTTCCCATCATCCTTGTAGTAAGGAAGTGTTGTGTAACGACTTGTGATGAAGTCGAGACCTTTTGGAAAGTCCGGCGCAATAGTATGTTGTGCAATCATGGTATCATGGTAGTTGTTTATCCTGATACCATAGTTCTTAAGCATAACAGTAGCATCGAAGCCTACATTCTGAACAACCTTAGTGATGTTATGATCCTCTAAGATGTCCCGTATGAGAGTCATTATAGCGATTTCACGCTCTAATGAAAAGTAATCTCCCATATCCCACACAAAAGGTATAGCTATGGCTTTCGTCCCTACGGAGAAACTCACACAAGTAAGCTGCTTGTTGTACATGTGAATTTCTGTATCAAACCCTATAAGACGTCCTTGTTTCCCCTCCTCTTGAATCATAGAGAGGAACTCCATAGCTTCTTCAAAAGAAGGTTGAATTTTCAAATCTACCCGGTCGTATTTTACAGTTCCTTTATACACCTCATAAGCTCTTTGCAAATCCGCCAAAATGAGATACCTATTAGTATACACCAACTTTGGTGGCAAGCACGTTGCAGGATGTATGACCGGAACAATCTTCACACCTTCCAAAAAATCACAATCAAGGATGGAACCCGCCCACTTCGTTATACCCCATCTTTTCGTCAAAGCCCACAGTGCGACATTCCCAACAGCGATTATGACCTTCGCTTTTTTCAAGCCCTCAAGCTCTACTTGTAACGTCTTCAGATAAAACTCACCTTTTTGAGAAAGAACAGGCGCACCTCTTGTAGGTTTATGTAAATACTCCTCCAAAGGATTATCCAAATCCTTAAACACATTTGTAAAATACAACGTGTCGGGATGAAACTTAGCAAAGCGTAAGAAGTTTCTAAGCAAAGACCCTGAAGCTCCTACAAAAGGTTTCCGCTTAAAAACCTCAGTCGTTCCGGGTTGCTCTCCAACAATGACAACCTCAGCAGTTCCTATATCCCCACAAGGAGGTACGTACCTGTTCATTCCCGTATCCATTTCTATCCTTTCTTAGCTCTTTTCATTTTGAAAACAACTAACTCAACTCGGTTGATGCTGCAATGATGTAACGACTGCGGTATTCTTCTACTATGTCGCAGCCCTTTGGATCGAAACCCATTCTGAAGGCTTCTATGATGGTTCTGCCACTTCCCCCGAAGGGAACAAGGATTCGCAGGGGTCTTTCTGAGGGACCCACGAATGTACGGAGGATTTCTCGCATTAGTTCTGCGGGACGTTCTGCTGGATGTATTTTTACAGCAGAGCCTACGGGAGCATAGTTGAAGACGTTTGAGCGTCCCATTTGCTTCAGTTCAGGAGAGCCTTTTCTGAAGTAGTAAAAACCCTCGTAGCTACTTCCGAGTAGGAGTTTCTGGTTTTGTGTCTGTCCCGATGTGGTTCCTTTTACCCATAGTGCTGGAACTGACGCAGGGGAGAGACCGTGTTTTACAAGTGCTTCATACACCTGAAGCTGACGGCTTTCTGCGAACCAGATGATACCCCATGTTTCGGGCTTCATTACCCGAACAGTACCGGCGAGTACATTGTTGAGAAACTCATCGTATAGCTCCGGTTGAATGTCGACGTAGTGAAGGGAGGATACTCCTCCTGTTTCAGACTTCTTTACCTTAGAGAGTTCTACACCATAGGGTGGATCGATCTCTATGAAGTCAGCTGATACCGGGGGCTGGTCTTTCAAGAGAAAATCCAAAGCGCCTCCAGTTTTATGTGGTTCGAGTGAGGGTTTGTAGAGGGCGTAAGCCGCAGCTACGATAGGAACCCAATTTTTCTTAAGACCGGATGCGGCTTCTGCCGCTTTATTCTGTTGAGCTTTTATGGTTTCTCTCTTGTCATTGAGCTTGGTTACAGCTTTCTCTACAACTGTACCTGATGCCATTCTCTGAGCAAGCTCTGAGTTTCCACTTTCGATGGCAGAAGACACAGCACCTTCTACGGCACTTTTGGTAATGACGGATACCGCACGCTCCAAGTCCGCACGATTCGTTATGGTTTTGAGCGTGTCTTGTACGTTTTGGGGTAACGCCGTTATGGTAGCAGCGAGGGTGTTGTCTTTGCTAAGCTGTGGTACGGACGTACCCAGAAGCTCAGCAGTACTTTTGAGTGATTGACCAGAACCTGCTATTCCCGGTATTGCTTTCCCGTACTTAGCTGTAAGCAAAGCATGTATTTTTGCTGCGTGCTGAACGGTCTCGTAGGCACTGAAATCTTTTCTCTGAGAGTTTTCAATACCCTCACAGAGGGCTACGGTGTAAGGGTCTGCGTCAGGGAGAACTCTTACGGGAATTTCCCAAGAGTCTCCCTTCTCTGCAAGAAGTCTCAGAGCTGTGAGTCTGCGTTCACCAAAGACGAGAAGGAATGTATGTTCAGGGTCTTCTTCACGCAAGCGCACAACACCCGGAGGACTGAAAAGTCCATTCGTTTTGATGGATTCGGCAAGGGAATCGATGTCCGTGAGTTTTGTTCTTGTACGATCCCCTATCTTGATTTTCCGAAGATCAGTCATAACGAAAATTTTTTCCGCTTTCTTTGCCATTTTTTAACCTCTCATTGTTTTTAGTAATGCTTCTGGGTCTTTTAGCAACTCTTCCCTTAAAGCTTCTTGTAAATCTGAAATAGATAACTGTTTTTTCGCTCTTTTTTTCTCAGGCTTTTTTACCTTTACTGGTGTACTGGGCTTTTCAGGAACAGTAGTGCGCCGTAAGAAGCGCACTTTGCTTATAACCTGCGTCCAGTCCTCGAAAGCGGGAAGATTTAGAGAACTGTATAAGTCCATTTTTCCTCTCCTTTTCCTGAATCTGTCATTACACAGGGAATCAACATACTGTTCGTTTCAGAAACGCTTGCGAGCTTTGCAAGTAAGTTTGAGAGAAGCATTGATCTACCACCTGCGGGAAGCTCTTCCCAAGTTTTGAAGAACCTTTCAGGAACACTGAGTCTTGCCGTTACCGATACACCAGTTTTCTTACGCATTTTAAACTCCTTTTGTGGGGAGGTTTTGAAGCCTCCCCGTTGCTTTTAGTTAGTCAAAATCCATTTCGATACTCTGTTTTTCGCTCCGTACTGTTCATCTTCTTCTACTCCGAGAATTGCAACAGCTTCTTTTCCGATCATATCCATAAAGTTACCCTTTTTGGTAAGCTTTATTCCAAAAGCTGTCATGAAGCTTTTCCACTGCTGCGCTCTTTTAGTGCTTTTTTCCTGATCTGCGTGGCTATATTGCGAAGGATCGGGAATATAGAGCATTTGCTTCATTGTTTTGTACTCCGCTGCATTGAATGTGGGTATGGACGGAACATCCACAATCTTCAGTTTGAAAGCAACGTAGTTATGACCGTTCTTGTCGGCTTTTATGAATCTTTGGATTCCATCCACTTGGTTCACGTAGACATCCATGATACGTACACGAGCTTCGGTCTTTGCTGGTAACGTTGCGGCTTCGGTAACGTTTTCCAAAAACGCAAATGCTTCATCGGAAAACTCAAAAGCTGTCATGTCGTTTGTTGCATCAGCACTTTCCACATCGTAAGGGTTTCTTACAGGTTCTTCTGCTGCGAAATTCATTTGAACACTCCTTCTTCTATAAGTTGTCTGAAAGACTTTTTGTCCTTCAGTGTAACGCCTGCTTTTTGCATCATCTTACGGAGATTTGCGACCTCGTAAGTGTTAAAAACGTGTCCGCCTACACGAGTACGGGCAGTGATACGGGAACAAGTTGCCGTTTGTACTGTCGAAACAAACCCGTCCTTCTCCGTTATCCGTGAGGTTATGTGATAGATTTCAGAGAACAGTAAGGGTACATCGAGTCGTTGCTTCCCAACAAATGCTGGAGTTCTTACAATACCAAGTGTTGGGTCGTCTTGCACTGCTTCATGCGCAATTACGATTACATCGCACGGAAGTCTCAAGATTTGCCTGATAGCACTCATCATCAGCTTCTTCGCCGGCTCAAATTCATCCTTTCCGGGAACTGCTGATGGAGAGGAAGTCTTTCCGTTTAGCTGTAAAATCCTCCCCATGAGAGCAGTACCGAATGTCGTAACACTGTCAAGGATGTATGTACCGGCGTAATTGAAAAGACCACCCCTGTACTGTTTATCCATCTCAGTACACCATTTCTGGTAGACCTCAGGTTTAGTCGGATCCTCATCCTCAAAGTTCGATACTATGATGTTTCCGCTGTCCAACAGTGAAACGAAGTCTTTAGTAGATTTCGTTAGCGGAATATGCCCACCCGGATCGAATGAATGGTATATGATTGGGGTAGCTGCTGTCCGACAGAATGTCGTCTTACCCGTTCCGATACCACCGTAAAGCAGAATGTTATTCTTCGCTTCTGCTAAAATAGCGGATTCATCACACATCCTGCGTAATTCTAAAAGACCTATTTCTGCCATTACAGTTTTCCTTCCACATTAAGCTCTTTCTTCACATCTTCAAGAGGATTCCAGTAATTGATGTCGAACTCTGCTGGGAGGTAACCCTCTTTGATAACCCGCTTCAAAACGTTTGGGTTTGTGTGGCAGTAGTCCACATAGGGACATGCTCTACCGTAGAAAGAAGCACAATTCTTATAGTTTCTGGGAAATCCCCGCATTTCACTGTCGTTCTTTGAACGATCTGCATCTTGAAAGCTTTTGTGTAAGCGTTCCCACCACACATCGAGGTCTGAAAGAAAAGCGTTCAGTTGCGAGCGATGTCGGTAGATTTTTGCTTTACAGTATTCCACATGACGAAAGGGATTCGAGAAGTCCAAGCCTCTTTTGTCATCTATGGTTGTCGAGTTCAGAAGCAATCCGTGAATGTAGAGACCCTTTAGCTCTCCACTCAGGAGGTAACTCACAATGGAATAGATCGTGATCTGTATGTCAGTATCCCATTGTTGAAGCCAGTAGGAAGAGTTTCTTCCTGTCTTAAACTCTACCGGAATGATTGCATCACCTTCAACTGAGAGTCCATCAAGCCTGTAACTCAAAGTTTTATCATCCCCTATCGAGATTGTCCCACCGAGTTCTACTGCTTTCTCTTCCTCCCCTTTAGCGTTCTTGAAAGTATACCACTCGTAGGGAGAGAGGCTTCTGTCATAAAGAACCAACGAGAGAAGTCCCTTAACAGGGTTCTTATGAGCGTCCCAGTAAGCTTTTTCCTCTGGGAATTGATTCCAAAACACTCGATAAGGATGTTCTTCACTCAACAGAGTCAAGCCGTATCCGAGCATTTCCGAAAGCATGAAGTTCTTTTTATCTCCGAGAGCTGTCATCGTTTCCAAATACTTCCAAAAGAACTCACTCTCTTTCCGAAAACCCCCTACATTCAGAGCATGTAACGCATCGTGAATGAGTCCGCCGTAAGAGAGGTGGATGCTTTTAGGAGAACGCCAGCCTAAAACGTACTCGAAAAAATACATTCTCTCACAAGAAAGAAGACACTTTAGCTTTGTCGAATCCGTGATGTTCCATGTGTGATTCGATGGAATTCCGAGATCATATTCTGTGAAGTTCGGGTTGTTCATAATACCTCCAGTGCGAACGCAGCTCTTGGGATGCCCTTCGCTGTCAGTGTTTGATACTGTACCCTCAGTGTTTTTCCTATAAGCTCACTTGGTTTAAGCCACAAACTCTTACGTTGTGTATGCGTGAGCGTCCCTGCGGATACCTTAAAAGCGAATGCGCTCCCAGTATCAGGAGCTTTCACGAGGAAGCTTCCGATCATTCCAAGGGGTTCACCCTCTGCCGAAAATGCCTGTTCTACATCAGTAATGATATACTCGTCTTGAGCTTTCGGCTTGAACTTCATGATCTTTCCACTTCTCTTTGTTTCGTACAAGCCCTCCGGGTGTCGAATAATGATACCTTCATGCTTCGTTCCGATGTAATGGGAAGCTGCATCATTTATCTCTTCAATCCCGGAGACGAGGAATGTAGGAACTTTTTGCACTGGCATCCTTACGGAGATCGCTTTATCCAGCAAGTCTATAGAGACAGCCCGCATGAGAAAACCCATATCCGAACCAGGTGTGTATCGGTCGAATACATGATAGCACAACTGTCTGCTTTCTGCTCTTGGTCTCTTTATTAAAGATGAAATCTCCTCAAAAGACATTCCATGACAATATACCTCTCCATCGAAGGAATAGGGATACATCCAACCAAAATCCCTTAAAGCGTCTTCCAAATGCGGAAGCCGAATTTCATTCCCTTCACTCGATAGAAGCATGTAGCTCCCAGTTTTCTCATCCCTCACTGCCACAGCCCGATGTCCATCAAGCTTAGGCTGTACCGCAACAGGGAAAGACCAACCGAAACGAGCATTGAGTCGTCTTTCTTCATACGGAATGCAAAGCATTATTCCACTTCGCTTATTTCTGCGTGATCCGCCATCAGGAACAATGACGTTATCATAATCTTTGTAGTCCATCATACCACTCCTTTCTTTTAGCTGTTTTCATTTTGAAAACAACTCTCAGGATTCAGTGTTTTGTGAGAGTTGCTTCCAAAAGGAAAACCCCACCCTCACGGGGAGAGTGGGTGTTTTTGGTTTAGACGATAGCTGCACAGAACTGGTTGAACTGTTCCTGTGTAAGCTCACCGCTTTCCAGCATGGCTTTGTAGACGCCCCTGACGAGGTTCTTTCTGGTATCACCATCGAGGGCTTTCAGGTTATCGATGACGGTTTTGGCACTGTCGGCTACAGAGGGTATCCGAGAGGATACGGACATGAGCGGAGTGTAGCTTGTGCGAAGAGTTGCCAGTTCGTCCAAACGGTCTTGGTACATGTAGGTTCTGATGATGTCCTGTACATTGATGACGAGGCTTTTCTCAGCAAGCTGTACAACCGTTTTTGCTCCGTAGGAGTCAATGTAATACTGGAGAAGTTCCTCAAAGGTCATTTCCGGGTGATCTTTACGGAGTTTGACATTCGGAAGGGAAACAGTTGCCGTGAGGACTTTGTCCACACCACCTACCTTTTTTCTCTTGTTTGCCGTTACACGGGATTCACCCTCATAGATGGGATCAACGTGCATGATGATTGTGTTTTCAGGTGTTCCGTTTTCTGCTTCTGTTCCGTCTGTGTTTTCGATGTTTTCGCTCATGGTAAAGCTCCTTTTTTGTTGTACCTTTTTGGTACTGATTTGATTCGATGCTATGATCGAATTTCGTTGTTACAATTGTTACTTTAATCACATTTTAAGCCTTTGTCAAGGACTTTTTCACAATTCCCCGCTGATGAAGTTTTCCGGGATTTTGAAAGGCGCTATGGGCTTTTCGCACACTGTTTCTCCCAGAGTTTCTCCCAGCGGTTCTTCTGGTGACTCTCCCAGTGTTTCTTCGTAGTCGCTTTCGTCTTGAGCATCCATCAAGAGTCTTGATGCTGCTGCTTTCACAGTTACGTTTCCCAAAGCGTTGCAGGAAAGCAATGTTGTAGCGATCTTCGTTTCGGAGAGCTTTGAGAGTTCTGGGTATCTCTGTGTAAGCATCTCTGAGAGGACATCACAAGCAGTTATGATAACCTCTGCGTTTGTTCTGAAACGGTTGTAGCATGGGCTTGTTAAACGAAGCCCTTCGATTAACGTTGCAACAGTTTTCGGGGATAAGCGTACTGTTGTACAGATTGTATTCACTGTTTCTCCCTTCCCTTCTTCATAGAACCATTCTGTGTAGCGGATTCTCGATGTTGAAGCAACCTTCTTAGTCTATTCTTTCTGGTTCATCCCTTCCGCTTTTGCTTTTGCTTCTGCTTCCGTGTAGTAAATGACCGTTCTCATGATGTAACCTTTCGGTGTAACAATGAGGTTATCATTTGCAAGATGCAGTGTGTCTTCCGTCAACCTTCGGAAGCGCATTAAAGCTCCGAGTGTGCTTTGATGCTTTAGGGACATTTTTGAGAGATCAGAACCACTCGTTAGGACTTCTACTGTTTTCAGGACGCTTCGTCCATCGTGTGGAAGCTCTGTAACATCGGATGTAGTGATTTCAGGCTTCTTGAACCATGAGAGTTTCATTAGTCCCACCCCCTTGTATATCGACATCCTATGTAGAAGAAGTTTTCACAACCGATAAAGGGCTTCCCATCCGTTCTGCGTTTTCTTATTTGGAGTTTTCCACCGCAGATGGGGCATTCCGCTTCATTGTTTCGAGCTTCATTGTTTCGAGCTTCATTGTTTCGAGCTTCATGCTTCTTTCCCGCAACTCCTTTCAGTTCCTCCGCTGTTAAGGGAGTCGGTTTATACTGCAGTGTTTTAGGTATCGCTTTCGCCAAAGCCGATAAATCCACAGACTCACTCATGACGCTTTCCTTTCATTCTTGTAGAACCACTCCCGTAGGGAAGCCTTTTGCTCTTCAGGTTGAAAGCCTGAAGCATTCATTGTTTCCACAGGTTTTCCTCCACAGGGACACACACCCGGAATATATGCGATGACGTTATTGAAGACCGTCCATCGTTTTCCACTACGTGAAGGCATTCTCGTTCTTCCGGGTCTTCGAGAAAAATCATACAGTGTCCTGTAGGGGATGATCCTCTTACACGCTTTACATACAATACTCTCTATAAGCATCACACTTTTTCCTTTTCCGTTTCCGAAACCGTTTCCGAAATAAGCTCAACATCTACATCCTCAATTTCGTCCAGTTCAAACTCTTTATCACAATAGACACAGAGTGATGGAAGCATTTTCTGCGCTTCGTCAATCGCTTCTTCCTCAGTATCCGCTTCCACTGTAAATGTGTTATGTGTCATTCTATAAACGGTTACTCTGTATTTCATGAAGTCCTCCTTTCCCCCAACAATCGCATGGTGTTTTCGGATAAGAACGTACCCTCCCTTTGGGTTATCCAAAATCACAGTTTTACGAAAATTTCCTGAAAACAAGAAGCTTGGTGTTGAGCTTATAAGCTCCCGATCTTGTACACGATTTACTTGAACTCCCCGAATCTGGAAACACTCAGAACCTTTTGCATAAGTTACCGAAAGTTCCCTGAAACATTGAGATTGCAACAAGATTTCTTTCACAAGAGCAAAGCTCTCAAGCTCTTTATAGATTTCATCAAGCAAGAGACTTGCTCTGGCTGCTTTCCCTTTCACACTTTCTGTCATTTTTTTTTTGACCTCCTTATTTTCAAAGAGCAATTGCGTTTCCGCTGGTGATTGTGTTACATTTGTACTCGCTTGTTACAATTGTTAATATATATCCGGTTGAAGCAGAAGTCAAGGCGAATTAATTGAATTATTCACTTTTTCCGATTCACTAAATGAATCCCATTCATCACCCGCCACAAACCTAAACCCCATGCAAGAACCCAAAAATAGATGTTTTCATTTTGAAAACAACTGGTCAGTGTTTCTGGGAAAAGGTATAGTCTTTCGGAAGCTGTTTTCAATGGGATTTGGTTAATCCGGTTTATTTGGAAGGTTCACAGTTTTTGGGAATCCGTTGCTTGCGGAAAAGTAAAAGGGCATTGGGTCATCGGTGAAAAGGGGTGTGATATGATGTATATTCCTATATTAGTATATATATATA